GACGGACCATGAGTTCGACCAGCTGGCCGTGTACTTGTTAAAGAACTATGACAGGTACAATTCTCATCCTCACTGTCCCACTGAAGATGACTTGAGGGCAGGAACGTACTTGGGTGAGTACCCCAGTATTGTCCAGGTTGCACTACAAGAATATAGGAAACTATAATGGTTCATATTGTTTGGTGTAAATCTCCTTTTGGTGTTGACTTTATGAGCGTATGGGAGGATATTACCCTGGCTGAGAAAGAAGCGACTTCACTCAATGAACGGGACTTTGAAGCTCGCTACTTTGTTACAAGCGAAACTACTAACCTAGGAGTACACTAGTGATATTAAGTGCAATTGTCGAACATAACGGAGAACACAAGTTGGTGTTCAATGGTGTCACACGTTTCTTTGATGTCGACAAGACTCAAGAAGAGATTGATCAGTATAATTCTGACAGGGGAGCAAGTGACCTGGTCATACAAGAGGCAATGTCATATTGTGCTCAGAATGGATGGAACAACGAATACGGACAGTTCGTTGGTCATAAAGAATGGGTTAGTCCTGGATCAGGGCACCATTCAGCGGCGGGTAGAGACGACCTGAGAACTATATAGAATATGGATAACAATTCTAAAACCAAGAACCTCGTCGCTAAGCATGCCCGTACATTCAACAAGGCAGCGGTTCATGTCGATCGCAAGAAAGCAGCGAGGAAGGGTAAAGTAAAGCATAAGGGCTCGCTGTATGAAGTTCAATTATAGGGTTTGCTTTCGTCCGTCTACTAGTCCCACTCATCACATCCACGAGGTGTACTATGATGATCGCGGCCGCGTAGCATTTTATGATCCCAAGCCAGCAGTTGGTTTTGGTGACGACAAAGATGAGATGTACGAATGTGCCGCGGCAATGTGGAAGGCATTCGACGAAGAGGTGCTGGATCTCGACCGTGTAGACCGCAAGCTACTGCGCGCATTCATGAACGAGAATTATCCACAAAATGGATCGAAAGATGGCAAAAAGGCATAAAAAAGATACATTATTTACCCTTGTAACTCATTGAAGCTACAGGGGTTTTTTTTGCCTGTGATATCAAGAGGTTAGAACTTGACGTTTGCGCTGGTTTGCTTGATAATGTCCCTATTGAATCAAAAATTAGATAGGAACTTTTATGGATATTTCAACTTTGCAATCACTTCTCAATTCTAGTGCTCGATTACTTGAGCGAGCTCGTAGCGATGATATGTTTGAGTCTGGCTCAGACATCGACTACAACTACGCACTTGGCGTTGAGCATGGCGTCAGACAAGCTATACGTCTTGTCCAGAATGCTCTTGATAATGAGCTCGAAGCTCGCGACAATGACGTCGAGTGGATCGACTATGTTGTCCGCTCTGCTATTGAGAACAACTCGTTTAATGGTGACTACATCTCTTGGGATGGTGCTTACGACGAAGCTGCTGAAGAGCTTGACGTTGATCACAATGCCCTATGTGATGCGTTTGATCGTGTTAGCAAAACGGATTCTATAAGCAGCTTCAGTGACAAGTTGCGTGGTGCATTTGATCGTATTAAGGAGGCAGTGTAATGAAACCTTTCAAGGACCATGTTCATCAAGATCACATGCACGCTCGTCGTGTTGACACCACTGACGAAGATATCCTTTCTGGGATGATCGCAATGATTGTCCTCGGTGTTATCCTGGGTGCCATTATAGGGTTTGCTATATGACATCTTTGCAAGGTTATGTTGTTGCTACTTACAACGAGCTCGTCGCAGTGTTGGGTCAACCGACAGACGAGTATCCTTCAGCTGACGGCAAGGTCGACACTGAGTGGGAGTTATTTGATGAGGAAGTGGGCGAGGTGACTCTGTACGACTGGAAGTGCTATGGTCAGGTTGCTCGCGGTGATGATTTGTATCGCTGGCATGTCGGTGGAACAAACCGATGGGCTGTTGAGTTTGTTTGTAACCTTTTGAACAAGGACGCTGTGTATGTTTGAGGTGTTTGAGGTTTCGTTGGGCAAGGACCGCTCCTACTTCGGTGATAAGCAGACAGCTAAAGATAAAGCTGACTGGATGTATGATACTTACTTCGATGGCATCCCTTTTCTTGACCATCACAAGTTTGAGAACAACGAGCAGTTGGTTGAGTTTCTTAACAAGACGAGAGGGTTAGTTTCCAATGAGCGAGTTTAACCAAGAGACCAAGTTTGCTATCGCTAAAGAGTTCATTCGTCGATTGATCTGCCCCGAAGTGTATGGATTACAGCTCAGTGATGAGGTTCGCCAAGAAGCGTATCGTGCGCTTTGTTTGATTGACGATGAGTACGCCAATATTGAACGGGCAGATAAATAATCTAATGCAGGTAACGATTAAAAACGTACCGTGGAAGTTCAAGCATGGCCTGATCAGGAAGTGCTGTCACTTCGTACTATCTAAATTCCTATCTCCTCAAAAGCTCCAGCACATTGAAATACAAATAGTTGGATCGAACGAGTTGATGGATAAAGAGGGTGCCTTGGGTTTTTGTTCTGTGAGTGATGAACACTTTGGTAGTGGTAAGAAAACACCGGTGTGGTTCATTATAGAGATTGATACTCGACTGGACTTCAAGACCCTGTTTCAAATCCTTTGTCATGAGCTTGTTCATGTAAAGCAGTATGCGTGTCGAGAACTGAGAGAGACATACTATCCCAGGTACCGAAAGACCTGGAAGGGTAGAGATATTACTGATCGATACTACAGTCACAGTCCTCATGAGCACGAAGCGTTCCGAAAGGAGCTTGTGTTGTGTGAGGAGTTTTTAGAGTTAGGAGTGTAACATGGATCCGTATTTGCATACTTTTGTAGCAACATGCCTTTTAGCCGTTTCCTTTTACAGCGGATACGTGTATGCTTGGTATAAGTTAAGGCAAAATATTATTGAGCAGGCCGCCGAGGCTATGATGAATGTACGTATTGTGATGGAAGATGATGATGAAGATACTGAGAGAAAAGACTGATTGGGGTGACTATGAAGTTGGTAATCACATCTATCATGTCAACGACAATGGTTGGTTAATAGCTTTTGATAACGGTAGTGGTCTTGTTACCTTCAAGAACCCATTGAAGTCGTTCAGCAAGACCCGTCGTAAGTTTGAGACAATTAGCTTTGTACCTGATGAGTTGGAACCAGGTGCTAAACGTATTGTCGGTTCTCGTGGTGCAGTCTACATTGTCAAAGACGGTACCTGTACATGCAGTGGGTTCAAATTTAGAGGGAGATGTAAGCATGTCAACGCAGCTTGATGACCTGACACCCGAAGAGGTGTTCCGTATCAAACTAGTCTCTACTATCAACTGGTCAGTAGTTGATCGGTGGCGTCAGAAGTTCAGCTACAAGTCTAACGAAGAGATGGTATGGGACTGGTTGTTTAACCAGCAAGAGATTTACTCTCGTGGTCTTAAAGCAAAGCCGTATCCTTTCCACCGCCATGTCCGTCTTAACTTAGATAAGATGGCGTTCACTGGTGTCACAGATGTTCAGTCTGTCATCGATCAAGGCCTCAAGCTGACTAGTGCCCAGATGAGACAGCTCAAGGAAGCTATGCTTGATGAAGAGGATGCAGGAGAAGATGAAGAATGAAGATTATTGGCAAAGACACCGAAAAGCTAATTCTAGATTACTTTACCACTTTCGTGTTTAATCTTAATTGGCATCATCCTAAAGTTAATGGTCCCAAAGGGTTGGCTACATGGCTGATGTACAGCAATAAACAAAATTATCAGTTGCCTTATGATATAGGTCACGCGCCTAATGTTGTTTACTTTAAATATAACGCTGATGATGTTGAGAACCATTGCAGGGTAGGTATCACAAAAAAAGGTGGTATATGCAAACGAGATAGGGCATACTTAGCTAGCTACTATGAGAGTTATGGCAGAGAAAGACCTGCCGAGGCGTTGACTGTTGAGAATACTAATAAATGTGTGATCATGGTCTCTAACAATAAAGTAAAATTAGATGTTGTGGGGTTATTAGAAGAGATGTTGATTCGCGATTTAAATCCTCCATACAACGTCCAAAAGCCAACAAAGCTAATTGAGTTGGATTTGTATAATCAAATTGTAGGTAGAGTTGGCGGTGAGTCGATAGGGTTTTTTAAATGACTGAAATAATGACCAGTCAAAAGTTCTCGTTGTTAATAGAACAATTAGTGCTTGACAAAAAGTGTAATTACATGGATGCTATAGTCCTCTATTGTGAGAAGAACGAGATGGAGATCGAGAGTGCAGCCAAGCTGTGCAACGTGCGTATCAAGCAGCAGCTCGAGATCGAGTATGGCGAACTCAACTTTCTACCCAAGGCGACCCAGTTACCAATATGACAACTCTTACAACATTCTATAGTGATGATGGTAAACGTGAAGCAAGCGTTGTGCGAGCTGAGAGTGGCTTTCACGTTGAGGTATATGAGCTAGATGCTCTGGTACGTATTATCGATGTCAGTACCCATAGCGAGTACTATGCTGAGGATACTGCCGAGAACTGGGTCACATACGTCATAAGGAACTAATGGACATCTATGAGGGCTTTGCTGCGTACCAGACGTACGTAGCCATTCGTAATCACTTCAAGCAGGACAGCTATGACTTCTTCAAATATAATGGAAAGACTCGGGTTAGACAAGACAGTTTTCTTAAGCGTAGCGACAGATATTTCTTCGCCAAACTACAACGTAAGCTCAGCACAAGTGAGCTGGTGGGTTTCTTTGTAGCTAACTTCATCAACGATGATTCTAATTGGTCTGGCTCTCTTGTGACTGAAAATAGTATGACAGTATACAACCAGTGGATGAAGAAGATCCAATCGCTGTCATATACTTTCGAGCAGGATTGCCTAACTCTCAAAGAAGCTGTTGACATTAACGGCAAAAGCTTTGATAATCTATTCACCGCTGATGGTAACCATCCTCCTTTGTTAAAGTTATACCTTGGCAATAGGATTCAGTTGGAGACCATGGTGATAATCGATCAGCTGTTACGTTACAGTAGAAGCTGGTCAAAGGATCTTGACGACGACATAGTATGGAACAGTGTGAAAAGTCTGATAGATAACTATAGTAGCTTTGTACAGGTCGATCGTGGCAGGTACAAAGCTATTATGAAAGCAGCATTCGTATGAATGCTACACAACGCATATAACGCATACAAGGAATAAGCACATGGCTACATCTTTCTCAGAGCTTAAGCGCTCACGCTCTTCATCCCTCAAGACTCTTCTTGATGAATCTAGTAAGCTAGCTGCTGGCAACAAGCCACAAGGGCAGCAAGAAGAACGATTCTGGAAACCAACTGTAGATAAGGCTGGTAATGGCTTTGCTGTTATTAGGTTCTTGCCTGCAGCGCAAGGAGATGATCTCCCATGGGTACAGACATGGAACCACGGCTTCCAAGGTCCTGGTGGATGGTATATTGAAGAGTCCCTTACCACTATTGGTAAGAAGGATCCACTGTCCGAATACAACTCTATGTTGTGGAACACTGGTATCGAGGCAAACAAAGATCAAGTCCGTAAGCAGAAACGACGTCTCAACTATATCTCTAACATCCAAGTAATTAACGATTCATCAAATCCAGATAACAACGGCAAGGTGTTCTTGTACAAGTTCGGTAAGCGTATCTGGGATAAGATTAATGATCTGATGAATCCTCAGTTCGAAGACGAGCAACCCATCAACCCATTCGACTTCTGGGAAGGTGCTAACTTCAAGCTGAAGATCCGTAAGGTCGAAGGATATCGTAACTACGATAAGAGTGAGTTTGATTCACCAGAGCCATTGGCTGATGACGATTCATTAGAAGCAATCTGGAAGCAGCAAGTACCATTAGCTGAGTTCACTGATCCATCTAACTTTAAGACATACGAGGAGCTACAAGCTAAACTCAACCGTGTGCTTGCTTTGGATGGGGGTGATATGTCAGCTCGTAGTACTACTGTAGAGGATGCTGAACCTGCTCCTGTTGTTGCTCGAGCAGCTCCTGCACCGGAGCCTGTAGCAACGGCTAGTGAGGATCTACCCTGGTCCACCACCGAAGATGATGACGATGGAATGTCATTCTTCGAAAAATTAGCTCAGGACTGAGCACAGGGGGCTTAAGGGCCCCCTTTTTTTATGCCATCGAATAGCTTTTGAGTGTTTCGAGACTTACGTCATGAGACCTGGCGCTCATCGCCCCCATATTCAGAGTTTGTTGATTGGCAACGTTATTAACGACGCTTTGGTTTGAACCACCGTTTACGGCCACTACCTGTGGTTGACTTTTAGCAGCGTCAACTTGCTTAGATGCTTGACCAACTGGCGCTGTCCCTAGACCACCAGCAGGAGTTACGTTTGTAATACTGTCCCCTCCTAATATAGTTGTCAGCGCGCCTGCCATAATAGATGATGACATGGAAGAGGCATTGTCTCCTAACATAGTTGTTATGGAGCTGGAGGAAACGTCTCCTGCTAGCATCGGTGCTAAGGAGCTCAACACTCTCTCAGCGCTCTCTTTGCTCGTTACTTGATTTAAGGAAGTTACAGGTTCTACATTAGGTAGTTGCTCTTGGACAGCAATTACGTCCGAACCAGTTGGAACATCACCTTGTGCTGCAGAGATTATTTGTCTCTCTCGCTGCTGTTGCTCTTCGATAGTAATTACATCAGAACCAGTTGGAACGTCCCCTGATGAGTCTCGTTCATCTGAACCAGGCTTACCAGTTCTTTTTTTAAGTTCCTCTATGATTACTGTTCTGTCTTCGTCTGTAATGTCCTCGTCATTGATGATGGCCTGTAACTGATTGTCGGTTGCCCCTTCAATCTTAGACTGGTCAATCTCAGATGTTCCTATGAGGTTCTTATCATATAGTTTGGACTGCCGCGCGCTTTTTATTGCCTCCTCAGCCTCTGTGTCTGATAATGTGACAAAGTCTCCTCCTGATTGATCCGTTGATTCCTTTACACCTGAAACAAGATCATCTAGGCCTAGGAACTTGGCCACCTCTCCTAACGCATCTACAACAACTCCAATACCTAACATCAAAGTTTCTAGACCGTACTTGAACGACTCCAACGTTTCTTGCGATGGTGTAAGAAACTGTACGAGGTCCTCTATTAGGTTAAAGAATACATCAAGTGTGTCGGTGAGAACCTCAATAATAGTAAAACTTTCTAGGAAGCTGCTTACATCGTTCTCGCCAAAGATAGACTCGAGACCAGCAGCTAATTTTTCTCTTACAAAGTCAAACGGCCAAGCAAGAACGGTTGCAACTCCAACAAAGAATCCTTCAACAGCTGCCAGCAGCTTGTCACCCAATGACCCTTCTTGGTTTTGAAACCAATCAAATGCATTTCTAATACCTTCAATGGCAGTCAATACCACTACCCCCATTAAAGCTAACCGCCCAGCGGCCTTAAGAATGTTCTTGAATGTCTTTATTATATTACCAAAGAAGCCCAGATCTTCTTCTTCATCCTCACCGTCATCATCATCTTTCTTTCTATTTTGATCCTTGTTGGGTCTCTCGGAGCCTTTTTCTCTATCTTCTTCAATCTCCCTTCGCAGTTTGCTCTTGGCTCTTTGATCCTCGTCACCAAAGAAGTCTATTAACTGATTATAAATCATCTCTAACCAACCGGTTTGAGTGATTAGGAGACTATTGGTGACAATTAATTGATCAGATATTACAACTCCTAACGATTCTATACCTAAATCCATCTGCTCCGTTTGTTCAGTTTGATCACCTCCAGCAGTAGATTCAATATCTAATTCTTGAGGTGCAATGGTGTCTATTAGATCCACAGTGAGCATTCGTTCTTTTAACGATTCAGCTTTAACTGTTTCTATGAGTTTTTGAATGTCGCTCATTTTTTGCTCTCTAGCCTTTGTTTTTCTTCTTCTAAGTAAGCTGCTAAGTACGCAACATATATTTGTCTTTCGAAAGGTATCATGTGTTCGAGATCGTTCAGACTATACTTGTGATGCTGCATCAAAGAGAAATTTATATTGTAATGGTTTGCAAGCGAGTCATAGCCGAACGCTACATAAAAAAACTATTGAGTCCCTCCACTACAATACTGTCTTCTTCTCCACACTTCGGACACGTCCACGTAATCGTATGTGTTAACTTAGGCATGTCAGAAAAGAATTTTTGTACCTTTGCGAACTGTTGCTGGTTAAGACCTTCTATAAACTGAATGATCTCATCACTCGTATATGTATCGTATACGTTATCGTTATCGTAAATGCAATCAACACATTCACCGATGAGTTGCAACACAGTATTAAAATCTAAACCACTGTCTTGAAGTAATGCTGAATGTTTGATACCTGGATGTTTTAACTTTATTCCAACACTTTCGGTCAGCTGTATCTTGTTGTTGTAATCCTCTGGGAACTCTACATTGATATCATCAATGTTTATTGATACGTCCGATACATGCTTACATTCACTGTCGTCATTTGTATGTTTTACACGAAGGTCAATAGTTTCACCTACGGACTTTCCTCTCAGTTTTAGGAACAGATACTCAATGTCGTACATTGCCAAGTTAGCTACTTCGAAATCTTCAGACAATACACAGGTACCTATAATGTTTTGAACTGCGTTAGTCATCTCTCTTGTGTCACCACCCTGCAGAGCCATAAAAAGAATTTTCTCTTCTTTGACCAAGAAAGGACGGAACTTAATCCTTTGCTTGGATGACGGAATAATAGTTTCGAACTCAGGGGTGTTTAATAAAGGTAAAGCCATAATTAACTCCTCAATTATGATTCATAAAAATATCGATAT